ATAGTTAAATATTTTATATACATAGTGCAATAGTCGTGCCAAACTATATTTTGACAAGAAATCCCCATTTAAGGGGACTCTTATTACCAAGTTTTCTTAGCTTCTTCTTTTTCCATCTTACCCTTCCAGTAAGCAACTAAGATAGCATACTCATCTTCTGTTACTTTCCATGGCATAAGACTTTTAGCTAGTAATGCTTTAGATAGTTTTAGACCCAGCTTTAAACTAAATTCAAACTGTCTTCCTTCCATCCAATTGTTACATCTAGCACATTGTATCTTTACATTGGTTTCGTCCCATCTAGTAGCTTTTAAGGATCTGTTTATGAAATGTCCAGCTTGCGTCTTCTTGTACTCTAAAGGTACATTACACGTGTAACAAGTTCCATATCCATCTCGATCAGTATCCCTTAAACGAATATACTTATGAAAGTATGTATCCATTTTAGTTATCCAGTATTTTAATCCTTTAGGTTTCTTTTTAACTACTTTTTTCTTTACGGGCATATAACAAATTCTTTAAGGTTACGTAGACTATAAGTACAATTCATTGTACGCAATAGGCTACTTCTATAATTAAAGCTGCTTCTAGTATAAACTCTTCTCTGTATAAGATTTCTATAACTAAACAACTTTACATATATGTAGAAGTGAATAAATATAAGAAGTGTTAAATATTAGAAGTGTTTAAATAATAGAAGCTGTTTAAAATAGTAGAAGAGTCCACCTGTTTCAGACTTGCAGTCTTCACAGTTGTACGTAATACTAGTTTTATATTCTTAAACCCCCCCTATGACACATTGTCATATAGTATAAATTCATAAACTACTGTCTTTCAGCACCGAAGATCTTTTCAGCTCCACGACTGCCAAAATAGGCTGTCAGTACTATACTTAGCATATTTCCAATGATATCCATTTGGTATTCTGCCATAAAAAATCCTACAATAAATGCAACAGTTAATGCTAATAGTATAAAGGGTCTTATAGTTTTAGTTACAAAATTACCAAACCTTAAGTCCGCTGACCACCTTTGAGTAACACCTCTTTCACCTTCAATATCCAATCTAAGCTGTTCTAACGCAAAAGCTCTATCTTCTGCACTAATACTAGTATCTTCTACTAAAATGTCTTTAAGAGCGCCTAATACATCACCAGTAGCTAAACTACCAGCAGCATCTAAAGCCTTGCCAACTAATCCAGATTTCTTAATCTTCCTTAGAAAGTCACCAACCCTAGTAGTACCATGTATGTCTTTATATCTTTTCTTGTCCATATTAAATGTGTTTAGTCCATGAATACAATTTACGAGTCTTAAGATAATCTAAATTATCATCATTGTCATAAGCTTCTATTTCAAATGGATTGTTTCTATATCCTCTTCTTATACTATAATAAAAATAAAGCAAATAAAAAGGAATAACTAGCATTTCCATCTCCTGGCGTATGTGTATTCGCTCGTGATTGATAAGCTTATCTTCCTTACTATAACCTCTCTTTATAATAATAAAAGGGAATATGGCTATACCCAATATGCCTAGCATACTAGTAAACCATTTACTTCTTATTACCATCTCGCCTTGTTTTTACGAACATCATAGTGCACAAATGTATTGTACAATCCTAATCCGCCCTGTTTCATTTTACCACTACTTATCAGTTCCTCTATAATTTCATATATAATATTCGGTGTAAAACCCTCTCCTACTCTTATGTCGGAAGCTTTAGCCAGCAAATGCTGTGATTTAACTGATCCTCCAATAGAGCGATTGTATTCCGTATGTCTATATGCAGAGTTAATATGTATAGGTTCACCTATATAGTCTCTTAATACTTGTAGGTTATCAGCAAGCATCTGTACGTTAGGTATAAATTCTTTTGGAACTGGAACACCGTCACGACAGGCAAACTCACATAACCAAAAATTGTTAGTTAGTTTCATTAGAATAGTTTTATATAATGACTTAATAATTGAGAAGCAACAGCTAGCGTTAAAGCACCTATTATACTTAATATAACATTATTACGTATTTTAGTATCCTTAACCATATTAGCAATCTCCTTTATTGCATCCTCTAGGTTGTTAACTCTCGTTAGTAATCCTTCATTACTAGAATCTTTATCATCGTATAACTCCATTTCTATCTTATCTAATGCCTTAACAATCCTTGAGCGTAGTATTTTACGCTTTTCCTCTTTCTGCTTAAAATCCTCTATGAAGTCTTTTAGCATATGTTTTTCTTCACGATTCATATAGTTTTAATTAAACCCCCTAATTAAAGGGGGCTTGTTAATATTAAGTTAATCCAGGTATATTGGCTGTTACGATATCATTAGATGCCATTCCTTGAAATATCATCTTAGTGTAACCATCAGTATTGTTTACTTGGTTCATAATACCACTAGAGAATGAATCATTAGTACCATCACCCATTAGATATACTTGCGTAGTAAAATGTCTACTACCGTTAGTATCCCAGGGATAATCACTATAATCTGTAGTACAATGTCTAAACTTGCCACCTACCTTATAATCAGCTATCCACCTCATAGGGTCTTTTACCATAGTGACAATTTCAGCATTTGTAGGCAGATCATCATCAGTCCTTAGTGTAGTAACGACCATACTAGCAACCTCACCATTAAAGTTACGATTTGTATATCGACCTCCAATGGATAAATGTCCTGTTACGTCTCTATCCATCCTAACACCTGTACTTGTCCAAGCTGCTGATACTGATAGATTAGAACCAATAGTCCAGTTATTACTAGCACTATTCATTAATCTAATATCAAAAGCATCTGCTAAGTTAGCTGCAGTAGCATTAGCTGAGCTAAGTCTAGTGCCTTTATGAGCAATATAAACTCCATACCAAGCATTGTGTCCAAGATAACCGCTTGGCGCAGAAGGTATTGGATGAATCATACATTCATTGTAGCCTACACCTTCACGACCCCATCCAAAGTATAGTTTCTTACTACTAATTCTTAAATAGATGTTATCGTTATTAGTTGAAGCTCCTTCTCCTTGATTCCATATATGCTGGTTACTAGTATTATTGTCTATATTAAATACTATAGCAGTAGCCCAAGGTCTAGAGTTACTATTGTTAGACGTCTTAGTTGAGTCAGTTGTGTGAGCAGGAACTAAAACAGACTGGTCATTCATCTTAAGAGGAAGTACACTACGAGAATTGTTGTTACTCTTTATGTGTTGAGCGCCTCCAGTAAAGTCAACAATCTTTGTCCACGCTGTAAGAGGTGTAGTAGATACCGCTGGTAATTGATGTTCACTAATACCAGTAGTACTAATGTCCCCAGTAGTTCCTGTAACAGCTATAGCTATACTCTTAGTTCCTGTAACAGTCGTATCCTGAGAAGCTGTAAAAGTAAACGTACCTCCATCAGCAGCTGCATTCTCACTTGATTTGTCAGCGGTAGATGTATTGTAGTTAGCTTCACAAACTCCATCTTTATTAGATAGATAAAAATCATATCCTATACCAGGGTTGAAAGTATGTGTTGTAGTAGTACCTACTGCAGATCCTGTTAACAAAGGAGTAACATTGACGGAGCTGGAAGAGTTATACTGAAATTTAAAACCACAGATAAAGTCAGGTCCTGCTACGCTATCCCAGTTATTAACTGTGTCAGCAGCAAATCCTATAAAATACTTATCATCAACACCTACCATAGAAGGAAGTATATTAGCCGTTACATAAGCGTCAGTAATCTTCACTCTGTAGTTATCCTGTACAGTATTATCTAAAAGAACAGCAGAGCCATCATCCAGAGTATTAGCATCAACTAAAGGACTACTACCAGATATTAAAGTAAAACCACTTATAGCTACAGAAGGAGCTGTTGTATTAGTTATTACTAATGTCAACGTACCTACACTTGAGCCATAATCATTCGCCTTAGTTACAGTAATTGTATATGTGTCCGAAGGGTTAACAGTATTATCCTGTAATACCTCTGGAGCAGTACCTACTAGGTTAGAGCCATTAAAAGCTAGTCCAGTTGGTATACCAGTTACATTATAAGTATCCGCATCACCTGCTGGCTTAATAGGTAGATTCATAGAAGAACCTTCATTAACCGTCACAGTGTTGTCAGCATATTGAGTAGGTACATAGTTAGCGTCATCTCCAGTTGCGATCTCGTTCCATACAACTCCTGCAAGTGCAGAGGGTGCTGAAGATTGATCGTGAAACATGTACGAGCTTGGCATATACCAAACACTAGAAGTAGGTTGCTCATCTATAAATGTATGCTGATGAGATACTCCAGCGTCATTAGCTGCAGTTCCATACTCTTCATCGACATAATTAGCCTGTTCAGCAGAGTCGAATAAAGGATAATAGAAAGAGCCGTCTGGACTCTCTATGTAATACCATGTCAAAGGAGGTGCAGTATCTAATGTGTTTACTGTGAACGCTCCTATACCGTCTAGCTCATTAGCTAAAGGCATTATAACATTAAGCTTTAATAAAGTACCAGTAGTTATAGCAGTCTCTGTTCTACCAACAACAATTACATTACTGTTAGAGTCTACATAACCAATAAAAGCTCTACCTTGAGAATCTAATCCTATTCTGTATGTAAGCTTAGTTGATAATAAGTCAGAGAAACCTACCTCATTAATCTTTCCGTATGTTGAAGCAGGGTCTGTAAATATAAAGTTTGTATTCTTTATTCTTAATCTAAGTATATTCTTTACAACGTTACCAGCAACATCTTCTTCTAGATCAGACTGGTCATAAGTAGTCTCATCAAATAAGCCGAATGTAAATCCTGTACCTGCTGAATCCCAGTTAGAGTTCTGAGTAAACTCAAAGTATTCTCCTGGCTCAGAGATAGTTTCATTACTTATCATACCGTTTGAAGTATCAAAGTTACCAACCTCTCTAGTAGACGTATAAACATCTCCTACGTTAGTGATTCTATCACCGTATACAGTAAAGTTACCGTCATTGCTTTCAGTCGCTATAGAGCTATCACTAGTCCCAGAGTCACTACCTACTGCCTGTCCCGATAAGACCTCGTTAAGTCTATCAACAGCTGCATTTATATTATTAAAAGATACAGCACCTTCGTTAACAGTAGTGTTGTAATATCTTAAGTTAAGATAAACATCCTTATTACCTTTGATAGTTCTTAATGTAATAGTTCCGTTACTAGCAGCACTAGCTACCAATGAGTTAACTGAGAACATATCTCCATTAGAAAACAATACAGTAGTATTAGTTGCTTCTCTTTGAGCGTCTAAAGTATCAGTTTGGTTAAATATAAAAGTACCTGAAGTACCAGATACGTTTGCATTATCAGTTATATATTGAGCACATTCAGAGGCGTTCTCAAATATGTTTTCGTCTTTGTCAACAAAGTCAGAGAAGGGTAAGTTAAAGAACTCATATACAGTTCCTTCGTTTTCCAAACTCCTTACAGTGTTTACAACGTTTATGTTATTAGGGTTATCTTCATTGATCTCTCCTTCAAGTACTGCATTCCAGTACGTTGGGTTTGATGATCCGAAGAAGTTGATACAGTTTCCTGCATCATTCCTTGCTATTCTTATTGCCATGATTATCTTATTAAGGTTACTAATAATCCAAGTGGTTGTATAATCACTGGGTTGTCTGATTTGATTGCTGGAAGTGTTAAAGCATTAACATCTTCGTTTGATGTGATCCATGCAGATATCTCTACCCTATTAAGGAAAGTTCTACCTACTGTACCTTGACCGTAGAATATAGGCTGTGCAGTTAACGGAAACGTAAAAGTAATATCATCACTATCATTCCTGTTAGAGTACCATAAAGCTGGCTCTACAGTTGTGTTAGCAATCTGAGGTATAACGTTAAAGTCAAACCTTACTCTTAGTTGATCTCCGTATACAGCGTCATTCAATCTTATTCTACCAGTAGTACCTTCAAATCCAGTTCCTGTAGAGGATGGATAGTTAGTATCATAATCGTAGTCAAACTCAAACAACTTAGTTACGTTGGCTGGTAGGTTAGCTCCTTGAAATAAACCTATACCAGTGTTTCCAGTAGGAGTAGGTGTAGACCAATAAGGGTTATCTACAGCAGCGTGTACTGCTTGGCTTAATGAAAATACTTTCCATTCTGCTGCATCAACATCTGCCTGAGTGTAAGATAAACCAGCTCCTGATTCCCATACATAGTTATTATCTAAGGGCTTATCAGCGAATGCACCAGTGTGACTATATCCAGACTCGCCAGCCGTAAAGGTAGCGTCAGCTGGAAGGTATCTATCTCCCACCTTAGCATCTATTTCTTCAGCTGTTTCGTATTCTGACACAAAGTCACCTTGAATAGCTTCAGTTATATTTAAGTAATCGTCATTAGTGATTCCTCCCTGTAGTATGAATATCTTTTGCTCAGATACGACATAGGTCTGTAATCCTTCATATCTAGCAGACGCAGGAATAGCATCTCTTGCAGCTAAATCAGCGCAGACTAGACGTGAGTCAATAGGTTCGTTTGACTGGACTCTAAATCCAGATAGTATGTCGTTATATGCCATTTTGTTTTTATTTTGTTATTATAGGAATACTCCCTTAAAATGTTCTCTTCTCTCTACCATGTAATTAAGGTATAAGTCCATCTTTGATTTCCAATCATTATCTACATTAGGATTAAAAATCCCACAGTGGAAAGAACTTAGTATTTTATTTAATTGCGGAATACGAGATTCCTTTGGAGTTCTAAGTATGTGCTGGTTAAAGTGCCAAAAAGCAGCTTGCCAGTGTTTGCCTAATTTATCAACTACATCTATATCCTTACCTAGCATTGCTGCATACAACATAGACTCACTGTAATGAGTAGTATAAACTTTCTTAGATTTAACCATCATCTCATATAGATCATGATCTCTATCTAACACATTATTTTCTCCACATTTATCTTTCATAAAACCTACATACTCGTGAGTAGTTAGAGGGTGAGGCTTTATATAAGAAGTTCCATCTTTAGTTACTTCTATCAATTTCTGAATATCCATGACATCCATAAATTTATTAGTCCCCATAGGTACTACAATAGAATGTCTACCAACTTTATTAGCAGACTTTCTGTTGCTATACTTGTTAGCAGACTTTTCTGCTATAACTCCAGAGTAGTAATTATCCCACCTTAATGTTTTAGAATTAGGATCTAGTAAACTATCTAGAATCATATCTCTTCTCACGTCATTATTTAACGGTTGAACCATAAAATTAGTACCCCACTCTGTATATGATAGTGTTTGAAACGAAGGGTTTTGAACTGCAGTAACATCATAAGATGCTTCGAATCCTAAAGATTCAGCTTGGTGAAAGAAGTAATCTTCAACCTCTTTTAATACATCTAGCTTTACAGTTTTCTGTAATCTATCCCCTACTCTTTTCTTATGCTCTTTAATATTGAACATACTCATTCTTTCTTCTTTTGTTTCCATTATATATTAGTATAAAAGCTCTTTGTCATAGTTGTTGTAAATGAAGTTGGATACAGTGTTGAAGCTGTATATGTACTTGATGTTGCAAATGTACTACTAGTGTTAAAGTCAGTACTAGTAGCTTTCAATGTCTGTATAGTAGAGCTTGTGTTGAAGTTAGTAGTAAAAGAGGTTGACACTGTTGCATTAGTAGCAAAAGTAGTTGAAGTCCCATATGTAGTTGTGGTAGCTCTACTTGTACTGTGACCCTTAGTAGTATTGAAAGAAGTGGTCGTAGATTTAGAGGTGCTACCTGTATAGGCAGTGGAATAACTAGTAGTGTAACTTGTACTGTAACTGGTAGTTCCAGCTGTGTTAAATGTAGTGCTAAAAGTAGTTACATGACTAGTAACAACATTACCCATAGCCGTATTTCTACTTGTAATCCTTGTAGTTAATCTATTAGTAAACGGCATAATTATTTATCTTTATATGTTAATGATTATTCAAAACCTCCAGGTCCACCTTCACCTCCATCAGAAAAGTAGTAGGTCTGGAATGCAGTAGCATAACTAGTACTTTGAGTCGAAGCAGTATTGTAGTAAGTAGTGTAAGATCCACTTGAAGTAGTACTTATTGTAGTAGCTTTACTAGTTGTCTTAGAAGTTGTTTTACTGGTTGTACGAGTCTTAGCTGTACCATATGAGGTAGTTGTCGATCTACTAGTCCCAGCAGCGTAATACGTATTAAAAGTTGTAGTTGTACTATGAGAAGTATTAAACGATGAGCTAGTGTTAAATGTAGTATTCGCTGAGGTGCTTACAGTGGAAGACGTACCAAACGTTGTTAATGTATTTTTAAGCGTGTTAAATGCTGAAGACGTACCAAACGTTGTAGTGTAATCAAAATTAGTAACCTTTTGCGTATTAACTGCATAAGTAGTATTAAAAGTAGTAGTAGTTAACCACTCGTAAAGTTTTGAAAAGGCTATATTTCTCATATTAAGTAAAGTTTCCTATGTAGTTAGTTAATATTGTAGTGCTGTTGACAATGTAGTAAGACAGCATAGCAGTGTTACCCGAAGTATTGTTCCATACAGCAGTATCGCCATTAGGAGTCTTAAACTCACTAGGCATTGTTGGTGTTGAAGTTGTTCCTGAATTAGTAATAACTAATACTCCAGACTTACCTTCGTTACCAGATATGTTTGACAAGGATAAGCTCCATGCTCCAGTAACTGATAAGTGATGGTTGACAGCAGTATCGAAGTCAATAGAACCTGTTGTAAGAGATTCCACACCCATAGAAGTTGCATCTACATCTTCTTGAGTAACCTTTGGAAATATGTCTAATATATTTGGCATAATATTTTATTTAGTTGTTAATAATATAGCCCCCTCCGAAGAGGGAGCATATATAAAATTTGGATTAGTTTATACCCATAAGAGCCCATCCAGTAGTACCATCAATGTAAATTAGTTCGAAGTTAGCAGTAGCGTCATTCAATACTAAGTCACTAGTAGAACCTTGAATAGGTTGTGCATTACGAGCGATAACAGTGTCAGTACGACCTGACAAGTTTACAATCTTTACCCAAGCTCCAACAGCTGGAGAAGCAGGCAAAGTATAAGTTACAGTTTGTGTAGCTCCAGGAATAACACGAACAGCGTTAGCAACTAGAGTTTGGTTAGTGTCAGCAGCAGAAGTAGCAGTAACATCATAAGCAATAGGAGCATGGTCAGCTACACTAATGTTAATCTGGTCACTGTTAGAACCGTCAGCAGAGATTTCAAATTCGTCAGAGAAGTTAAGTACTCCTAAGCTACCAGAAGTAGAAGGAACAGAAGTCTCGTTTAATTCGATAGAAAGATCATTGTTGATAGTTCCACCAGTCATAGATATACCTACACCACCTATTACATTTACGTTACCTACCTCTCTCCAGTCACCAGAAGCAGAAGCTCCAGCAGAAGATTGGTTAGTTCCAACGTAGATTAAAGATACAGTTGCAGGAGTTCCATCAGCATCAACAGTAACGATAGCAATATCCCCTTTGTTGTACTTGTTAGTAGATACTGCGTAGAATTCAGTTAAAGAAGCAGCTTGAGTATCTTCGTTAGAATCAAAAGCAAATGTGTTTCCAATTTCAATAACAGGAAGTTTTGAAGATGGAATGAGAGATACGTCATCTCCTTTAGCCCAAGTTGATACTTGTGCAGCTCCAGTTCCGAAATCATTTGGATCTAGTCCTGGAAAAATAGTTTTTAAATTTGGCATAATAAATTGTGTTTAACTTTGACCGATTATATTCCAGCCTAAAGTCGGGTTAATAAATACTAGACTAAATGAGCTCGTCTCATCGTCTAAAACTAGGTTGTCTGAATAGAGTCCATGCAAGATATTTCCGTTAAGTTGTATCTCGTTAGTTGTCTCTCCAGACAGGTTTGAAACGTGAACTACGTCTCCAGGTAATGGGTTTGCTGGTAATGGCATTAATAAACCATCCATACCCGTAGGTATAACATTGGCAGTATTAATTTCCAAAGATGAATCTGCGGTAGATAAAATCTTTACAGATACAGACACATCGTTAGTCTCTGAACTACTAGCTAATGCTCCTGAAATAAGAGTATACTCAAAGCGAGAGTTATCAAATACTATTGCAGTATCTAGTCTGTAAACGTTGTATCCATCTTGAGTAGTTAAAATATACTCTTCGATATCGTCCAGTCCTAAATCATTCTTAATACCAGTTAAAGGGTATTCACTATCTACTAGTATGTAAATATAGTCATTAGAGTTAGTATCTATTTCTACTTCCACTCTATTAGGTACTACATTATTAAATCTACTAGTCCATAAAGTTACGTCAGTTATCTGAGCACTTGTTATGGTGTCTGTAGTAAAAGTGCTTATACGTGGAGACTTAATGCCTTCATACTCTGTACGATAGAAAACTGTAGTTGTTACAGCACTATCTAAAGCAGATTCAAATGTTATGATAGACGATATAGCTACCAAGTCATCACCACTAGATACAGTTGCTACATTTCCAGATATAGATCCATCACTATCAGAAGCTAGTTCATATGTTACACTATTAAAAATCCAGCCATTGCTAGGTTCATAAGTTGTAGGCATAGTTATAGTTCCTGAGTCATGTAACTCATATTGTCTATTTATAGGGTCTGTATTAAATCCAGCATACTCTTGAGAAGGATTAGCTATAGGAGCAGTCATAGATCCTATTTGCTCCATACGAACTTTAAGTATAACAGTACCAATATAGAAATCAGTTCCCATTTCATTGAGTTCATCTATATCTACACTCTCTACGGTTTGTATGTATATATTAAATCCTTTACTTTCTAAATTTAGATACTCATCATAATCAACATCTAATATTCTTTGCACTTCAGATACCATTGCATCTCTAGACTCTCTAGTGTCAGCATTGATCTCTGATCGTGTTACCACCTTAATTCCTACAAAGTAGTCATAAGAGCTTCCCTGTGCAGTCACAGCGACCTCTTGAATATCATTGCTATCTATTTCTACGCAGATATAAGGATAAGGTGTATTATCTACAGGTTTACTTTGTATAATAGTATTCCATGTACTTGGTATGTAAGGAACGGCAGCAGTTCTAAACTGAGCTCTTAATCTTCTTACGATTGCGGTTTTTAATTGTGAAGTTCCTAACATTATATAATTCTTTCTAAGATTAATTCAGTAGTAAACTTGAAGGCTGGCTGTAGCATATCTACAATCTGATACTTATATTCATCACCTTCACGTTGTACAGTGTGGTCTTCAGTCAGTGCCTCTACGTCTCTAGCATCGCACATAACTCTCTTTACTTGTACAGATCTATATCTACCCATATAATCAGTCCTTACACTGGGTAAGTCTTCTACGCATCCCCAGAACTCTATATCGTCCTGTGCATTATATACTGGTAGACCATCATCGTCATAGGCTTGGTCTCCTTGAGCCCTATTAGATCGAGCAATAAAATACTCCTCTCTCTCACCTATATTCTTTTTATCGAACCCCATAGTAACCAAATACTTTAAAAGGTGATAAGAAGCTTCTCCAATTCGTAGTAACTTTTTCAGTTCTAGAATGATAAAGTTCAGCTACTAATGCTAATATTCCTGGTTTAACTAATGAAGAGTCTAATCCACTAGTAGTATAAGTTATAGCAACTTTACTAGCAGAAGATTGTTCAAGTTTAAAGAGGGGATTATCTAGCCCCTCTACAGTATAATCTGTATCTACAATCATAGTTACACCATCAATAGTAACAGAGTCAACTGTACTGATAGGTGAATAGCGAAAGTTAATAGGCTCGCAGATCTCTGCGAAATACTCTCGTCTTTGTTTTGATACGATGTCACTGTTAAGATATCTTTCCGCACGTATTCTAGCGTTCGGAATAATGCTGTTAATATAGTCATCATCTCTAGTGTTAGTTATACGTAGATAGTTTTTAACTTCTACTAACGTAACAGGTTCTGTAATGCCTATAGTACTTATAATTTGATTGTCCATTTTCTAAGGTTTTATATCTACCTGGGGAGATTAGTTAATAATAATATAGCCCCCTCCGAAGAGGGAGCATATATAAGTTTAGAATTATGCGTTTAATGCAAGGATAGCATTAGCAAAAGTTCCATTTTGGATAGCGTCTACTTTACCAACAACAAGAGCAAAACGACCATAAACTTTTAAGCTTACGTTGTTTCTTTCCCAGTCATCACCAGTATAACCCATCTCCATTTTCATACCTTCTCTAGTTACGAATTTAACTTCGCTTCTATCAAATATGTAAAATTCACCAGCAGCAACAGCAGGTACTTCAATTAGCTCAGCTCCACCTAAGAAAGAACGTACTTTTCCAGTAGCGTCTACAGTAGATTGTAATTGGTAGTGACCATCAGTTCCTTTGATACCTTGTAATTTAGCGATTAAGCTAGGGTTTACAAATACAACTTTTTCACCAACAAAGTTAATTCCTTTGAAAGATGCTACAGCAGCATTGATTACATCGATTTCATTAGCAGAAGTTCCGTAAGAATCAGCAAGAGAACCAAAGAAAGTCTCAAGAGCAGCTTGATCAGAAGCAGGCTTCCAAGTAGAGATACCTTTAAGAGCATCTGCTCCACCAGCACCACCAAGAATTTGGCTATTGATAGTATCAACTAGGTAACCTCTCATATCTTCTCTGAAGTAGTTTTCTAAAGCAACAGTATCAGCTAACTCTTCACGTGGCACAGTAAGAATGTGTCCCATTGTGATGTAAGGAGTTTGTTGATCAGCTACAGAAAGACTAGACTTTCCGAAAGCAGCACCTTTAAGTTTACCAGCACTGTTATCAGTTGCAGCACCTGCAGAGTTGAAACGGTAAGAAGTACCAGTTCCAGTTTTAGCTGAAAGAAATGCAGCAACAGTAGATTGGTGTGGGTTAAATTCGATATCAGATTGACGATCTTCTTTAGAAGGAGTCGAGTCAGCAGCAGCAGAAGCAGAGTAAGTACTAGTGTTCTTTACTTCGAAAGTTGCAGTTGCGTTTTTAGATTCCATAACTTCTTTAGAAGCTGAATCTAACCAAGATTTTAATTCGTTTGTGTTCATAGGTTCAGTAATTGTGTTGATGTTTTTAACCTCATTTGCAAGGTCATCGATTGATTTTTGTACTAGTTCAAGAGCAGCAGTATCTACTTTTCCTTCAAGTACTTCGTTAATTTGTGCAGACTTAGCTTCTAATTCGCTAGTAAAGTCTACAGTTTTTGCTTCGATTGCATTGTTAGCAGTTTCGATAGCTTTAGCTTCTAAATTAGAAACTACTTCTTTTGGATCTAAGTTTTCCATAATAAAAATTAATTGTTTGTTAGTGCCTCAGTAAGGGCGATTAAATAGTCTAAGTTAGTTGGATCTTCAGGCTCTTCTATAATCGGCTCAGTGTCGACTTGCAACGGCTGAGTGACAGATTTATAAAGTTCCGCTAACTTAAGGATTTCAGCCTCATTCTGAAGCTTCATTGATTTCTTGCCAATTGTCTTAGCAAGCACTTCAAAGCGTTCGATTATTTCCTCTCGGTTATCTTCGTTCGCAATATTCTTTACTTCTAAAAGTTTAGCTTCTGGATTCATAGGAATAGCTACGGGACTGATCTCAAATAATTTAAGTTCAGACAGGTCTCTACCACCATGATTATTACTATCTCCTTTAACTACAGCGTAGCCAATTGAGAAACTATCCACAACACCATCTTTCATAAGCTGCTTATATTCTTGAGCACGCTCTGTTTTAGCTAGGTATCCTTTGAATAGCAATCCAGTTGCATCTTCTTTCATTTCAGTAACTCTTCCAATAGGTTTATTCTGGTCATGATTTGCTACCATAATAACACTACCTCCGTTTTCAGAGATAGTCTTATTGAATGCACCCTTTTTGATTACATCGCCTCCTCGGTCAATGTTGTCAAAGATTGCTCCGTATCCAGTTATTTCACCTTCTACGTTTAACGTACCTTTGACTTCAAATGTTTTAAATTCTATCATTTCTTATCGTCTTTTTTAGGTTTGTCTTTACCTTCTGTTACGTTTGCATCTGATTGTCCATTAGACTCACTAATCTCTTCGTTATCTCTAACTACAGCTTGAGTGAAACCTAAGTACATATCTTCTCCTGTAAACTCACCAAGTTTAGCTACGGGGCTTAAACCTGCCATAGATCTAGCTTCATTGATTGAAACCATACCAGCAGACTGAGCAATAGCTTGGAATCTTACTAGCTTATTCTCTTGTAAAGCATCTATATGTTGTAGATCGTAATCTATCCATACATCGCCAAACTGAGGAGCTAGCCAAGAATTAAATCCATTCTTTAGTTCGTCTAACATTGGAGTAACACAGTTTTCCCATAACGCAACTCTAGCTTCTTTACCATTCTGATAAGTTGAATCTTTCAATCCAATTAACTGAGACGGGAAGTTTAATACGTTACAAATATCCTGTGCGGATTGTTCTAGTTGTTCAAATAACATTAAAGCTTCTAAACCACTTGATACGTCAATAGAATCTAGGTTAGCATCAATAATTGGAATGTTACCAGTATTGTTGTTACCTTGTGCTTGCTTCTGAAGTTTATTCTTAAGCTGGTCTAATGCTTCTGGAGAGAACTCAATCTCATTGTCTTTATTGACAAGGATCTTTTGTGCTCCTTTGTTTTGCTGATACCATAACAAACTCTGTTTTGCGTCATTGTAGATCTGTATAGAATCTAATGCAGCTCTAAATGGAGATTGTCCAAATAGCCAGTTGTCAGATTGATTGTAATCAGGATTAGCAGAACGCATCCATAATACATCACTAGCTGGAATCTCTTGAGCACTGTTATCAGTATCCATTAAGTATCCAGATATATTACGTCCATTACCAGATACAACTTGTATCTTAGGAGTAGGAAGCATATACATAGTGTTATATTTACTTGCATTAATACCAGAACCATATTCACCAGTAATAAAAGAATTACCTTCTAATAGATAGTGAGTTGTAGCAGCTTCAGTTAAATCGCTCCACTTCTGTAGAGGATTGGGTTTGTACATTAACTGGTTAAGTAAAGGTATTTGAACCTTTTCTCCCTTAGCATTATATACACACCATTTAGCTTTAGCTACATTCTTAGCTATCATATTTACAATAGAGAATACTACGGGATTCTTTTGATATCCCTTCTCTACGTAAGTAGCTAAATTAGCATCGTAGGAATTAACAGAACCTATACGCTCAAGGAATAATCTAGATTGCCTATCTGCAAACTCTAGAGCACCCTTCTTAGGCTTCTGTCTGCCTGTGAAATAATCGAATATACTTGCCATTTTAATAAATTTTTACAGTTCGTTTACCAGTAAATCTAGAGAGTACATAACGGAGACTATCAACTAAATGATCAGGTCCTTCGTATTTGTTATCCATTAGATTACCATCTTTATCTTGTTTATATCTGTAAGTTAGAAACTCATTTAATAAGTTCTTAGATCTTTCTGTTATATATAACGTAGATTCATTGATTATATCAATACCACGTTTAATACTGTCAGGACCTTTTTTACATTTGAGGATGTTCAACCCTTTACTTCTTAGTTCTCTTATTGTTTGAGGAAAGTTATAATCAGCATAGATCATCGCATCATAGCCCTTTAGAGAGTCGTAGATGTCTGATATTTCTAAATCTGATAAGTATAATACCTCATCAACAATAAACTCATTAGAATCGTTCTTATAGAGTGCTACACCTGCATTAGGATCTACGTTACCAAAATCCAATCCAATACCACATAATTGAAACCCTTCAAATGCTTTGTCATCTTTAACAAAACCATCTTCTGGATTACCTTGTATTATCTTATAGTCCTTGATACAAGCCCCATGCACTTGTCCCCATTCTCCAAGTCCGTAGACTTTCCATTCATTCATCATATAATCTGAACGAACAGATTGTAATTCTAAGTCTGCAAAGTATTGTAATTGCACTTCACTAAGAGCTTCATTATCTTTAAAGTTAACTACTAACGCATCGTGTATAACATCATCCTGTAAGAAGTCATTATACCAAAAAGGTCCAGAAGGATTCCATGATAATATCACTTCATTCTCTGTACGTCTTTCTAGCTGTGTATATACTTCAAACGATACTCGGTTAGCTTCATCAATAAAGAGTCTCTCTCTACGAGGACCCCTTGCCTTAGTTTCATCTTCTAGTCCAATAAACTCAATTATAGAACCATTCTTTAGTTCATATATAGATTCACTCTTTTTCCAGCATTCTGGTTTCCAAGCGTCTCTTGATAATAGGATGTTCTTTAAATCACGAACAGCACCCTTCTTAAGGTTAGCTAGTGTATTCGATGCTATAGTAATCCGTTCTCCTGGAGTATTTACTGCGTCTTGATACAATTTAGCTAATACGTTAAATGTCTTGCCAGAGGAAGAACCTCCGTAGATAGCTTTGATTCTCTTATCGAGTCCAAGTATCTTATTAAAGCAAGTAGTCGGTTGCCATCCACTCATAATTATCCTGTTTTATCTTTCTTTTCTTTATACACAGTAAAGATCGGTCTATCAGCTTCAAACTTATCTGATTCCTCTCTATCTTGTGCTCTAACTTCTAATCCTTCCAATTTAGCTATCATCATTAATACTTGTGCAGCAGCTTTAGGATCTTCTCCTTTAAGTGCATTATATTGATGTTCTAATTGAATAATTCTTTTTGTACGTCTATCCATGATCTTATCTTCACGTAATTTAGTACATCTTTCCCAGCCTAACTTCCAATACTTGTGAGCTTGACTTTCTGACTTAACATCTGGAAACGTATCTAAAAACCATGTTGTAAACTGTTTACGTGTAGGGTCATAGTTAAATACATATTCAGCAGAGTCAAGTGTACGCTTTTCTATTTGAGCGTCTGTTCCTTTACTATAGGAACTTCTTGGAGTTCTTTTCATATTGTCTTTATTAAAGACTCCCCCGAAGGGAAGCCTTATTATTATTATTACAACGGTCCGTCTAATGCATCTTGCTCTACTTGAATAGTTGCAGAAGCACCTCCATCATTATGCGATACAGTTACAGTACCACTTCTAAATGTATCGAATTGACCTGTATTACTAGTACAGAATACATTCACGTTATTACCACTTATAGTAGTAGATATCCATGATCTATTATCACTAACACTAAATCCAGCACCAGCAGTAGGTCCAGTAGTTACTGTAACAGCCTGACCAGAACCACCACCTGGAACGAATGTCAAACTAGAGTTACCAACACTTATTGTGTTAGGAATATCAGCAGGACAAGTACCACTAATGGTTATAGTATAGGTAGTATCATTAGCAGGATAAGATCCAGTTATTAATCTACTCCATGTATTAAATGTAGTATTTATAGTAGGAGTTCCAGCACCAAGTCCACTAGGAGTTATACTAGTAGAAGCGTTACCAATAGAGTCGAAACTATGACCACTCTCTCCCATTGCCGTAGCAGTTAATGAGAAAGCGTCTCCAACATTACCAGTCTTAGGACTAACACCACCTACAGTTGCACCACTGATATTATCAACGATAACAAATGTTACAGTACTAGTTGAAACAGTAGCAGGTTGTGTTACGGTTCTAGTTATATTCGTAGTAGTACCAAATCCAGCATACCCAGAAGGTATAGTGACCTGTACAGTTACATCTCTAGACGTATCAGAAGTTACAGTTCCAAATCCACCAGTTAACATAGTTACAGGGAATCCATTACCAGCAGTAGCTGTAGGATTACCAGAAGCAGATACATTAACAACACCAGTCCATTGAGCATCACCAAAAGCAGGTAATGAAGCAGGAACGGTTACGTTAACAGATCCACTAAATGTAGTTCCACTATTAAAGTAGAGATTAGCAGGTCTATAGGTGAAAGTTATAGTTTCAGTTCTTGCACTAGATTGTAATGCGAAAGAAGATGGACTAATACTTAAAGCCTGTATAGAAGCTCCAGAAGCAGTAACGGAGTTAGTACCTACAGAACTACAAGATCCGCTAAATGTAGCGTCTCCACTGTAAAATATAGGTCCTCCAGTACCATTAACAGTCCTATATCTAGTTAGAACAGATCCGAAAGTACTAGCTCTAGAAACGTTCTGAGTGTAAGAGTTTGTATCACCAATATCATTGGTAGGATTAACACATACACCAGGAACTCCATTCCCAATAGGAGCAGTTAACTCTGTACACATATCAACTATAGTATGAATGTAGTCATTATAGTCAGTCCTTATTTGATAAGTTTGACTTTGAGTTACAGACGTACTGTTAGCATAATTATCAGTATTAGGACTATACGCAGATACATTGACGTCAAGAGTTCCAGAAACAGCTCCTCCAGTAATTGTAGTGGATTGATTTTGATACTCAGCAGTTCCATCAGCATCAGCAGCCCTACTCCATACAAGAGTAGTTCCAACATATACTTCCGAAGCGTCTGTTGTACCTAAACTGATACCGTCAGCCGAAGCCTCAGATATCAGTGTATTTCCTACATATATTGCCATAATTATTTATGTTACAAAAGTTATCGTTTGTGCACTAGCACTAGTTGGTGCAGTACTAGAAACAACAAAGTTCAAATTATTTACAGTTTGAGCATTAGAGTTGTTTATAGCCTTAGTAGCTTTTACAGTAGCTGTTGTACCGCTGTCATCAGCATGAACTATAGTAGCTGTCACATCATTCATAAAGAATTCAGGAATACCATTAATAGTTCCAGCACTGACAGAAGTAGTCATAGTTACACCATTAGAATTATAAGTAACACCAGTACCAGAAGCAGTAAACCTTCCAGGAATAGGCGTTGTTAATACAGGTATAAAAGCTGACATAGTACTAGCGAAAACATCGTAGTTTCCAAACTTAGCTATAGTTGTAGCAGGAGTAATTCCAAAGTCCCCAGAGAAACCAGGAGCAATAGAAGATATTATAGAAACATCAATAGATACATTACCTATTACATTGCTAGAACTAAACACAGGTAAAGAAACTGTTAACGTAAAGCTAACTTCTCCGTTTGCATATGTATAGTTGGATGCAGTACCTCCATTAATAGAAAAGGTAGTACCACTAGCATATTCAGATAATCCTTCATTAGGAACGACAGTAATGCCAAATACTAAGTTAGTATCCGTAGCACCAAATCTTTGCGACAACGTATTCTGAGAAACTCTACCTTGAGGTAAAGTCTCAGTTAAATTGATTGTAGCTACATAAGGTTCTTCACTTGTACTTCCACTTAGCGTAACTGGTATAGTCACACTACTAGAGGGAGCAATAATAGAAGTCGATATGTTTACACTTCCTCCACCAGCATTAGAAGCTCCAAAAGCAACAACACCACTAGATTCAGTTATAGTTACATCACTAGCATTGATAAAAGAACCTCTGCTAGGAGTTATAGTATTTGTATAGTTGATCCTTTGACCAGCGTTTAGTATAAAAACTTCCGAACTATCAGTTAAACCAGTTCCAGCTATATTATTTGTAAAGTTTACAGTTATAGAAACAGTACCCACTCCACTAGCTTGTGCAGAACCACTAATAGTAGCAGTACCTGTAGCATCAGCAGCAGGAAACGTAATCTCTAACGGTATTAATACAGTCTCACCTCCACCTGTAGCATTACCCATGTTTAACCATGATTCAGCTTCAGATATAGAGAAGTTACCAGAATTTAATTCAAATCCATCAGCAGCAAAAGCAGTTACATCATATATAGCAGTAGTACCTACAACACCAGTTATTACCAGTTGAGTCCTAGACAGAGATACATTACCAATACTCTCACTCAATGTAAGCGTAACAGTAGATACGTCTCCAGAAGGAATATCAGTCGAAGTAGTTCCAGATATAGTTACAGTATCAGTTTCATCAGTCTCCTGAAATAAAACTTCAAATTCTATATATACAGAAGTTCCTAATTGCTCTACACTCTTAACGGTCATGTACGAAGGTACAGTTGCAGTAAAAGCACTAGCATCAAACTGCTTATCGGCATCAGGAGTTATAATACAATTTATAAATGCATTAGTTCCAGGAATACCTCTAAGGTTTCTAGTAGGATTAACAATAGAACCACCATAAGAACCAGCTAAAGAGAATGTTAAATCAACCTCCCTATTCGAAGCTAATTTTGGATCGACCTCACCAGCAAACCTTAGTTGTTCAAATTCAGAACGTTGAGGTAACTCTAAGTCAAATATTATTTCTAATTCAGAACCTAAATCCCTAAAAGATATGTTACTTAACTGTTCAGCAGTGTCTTCACCTTCCTCAAGTAGTTGCCATATACCAGTACCTTGATTAGTACCGTCAAAGAAACTCATATTCGAAGCAGAAGCCTCAAAGTTTTCGTCTACAGATATTTTAACAACATGATTCGACTTACTTCCTGGAGATCCAGTTATCTGGAGTACACCATTAGGTAGATCATCTATAGTTAAAGGGTTAGTAGTAAGTAAAGCTCCAAATTCATCAATACCTTGAGGTACTAATGCTAAGGAATAAGTTACTTTATTACTTCGACCTGTAAAGTCATCAGCAACTAAGTCTACGTCATACTCATAGAATCCAGGAGTAATAGTTCCATCATCATTAATGCTTCCATCACCAGGAGCAATATCTCCTAATTGGTTAGGTGCATAGTGTGACATATCAAACTTACCATCTTTAGGTCTATAAACACCTCCTTTAAATATAAGAGTTTCAGCCTCAATATAGCTATTCCAATCCATTTTTAACTTATGGTGAGGAGCTATAGGATCGCTAGATATGTTTATAAAGTCACCTTCATAGAATCTAAATTCATCTCTATTATCATTCAACTTTTGCTGAGTAACAATTCTCTCTAAAGTAGTAGGGAACTGTACGAGATCATCTCTTCTCCAGAATCCCTCTTGCTCTATCTTATTATAAACAGAGTTAGGTAAGTCATCGGCAAAGTAAGGACCGTAGCTCTCAGTTTTAGTATAGTTAGCTTGCACACGCTCAAACGTGGGCTTAGTTATGTCATTAGAATACTTATTCTTAGCACTTATATTAGTCAATAAAACAGTACAATTACCAACATCACTACCTTCGTTTCTCTTTCTACCACTTCTTTTACTTTTAGGGTAAAACCAGTAAACAGTAAGAGTTCCATCTAGTGAGGTGTGGTTACCAGTTCCACTATCGTAATATGTTCCAGCACTTAAGGTTTCATCTACAGATTGCCATTCATTTAAATCAGTCGTTGTTGATTGGCTGTGATGAGCATCTGCACTTGCAAAAACTTTATAGTCGCTTAATATTCTACTTCCATAATCCCAGTCTCCATTCGTAAAGTTATAAGTAAAGTTTCTTTCAGAAGCAATACTATAAAAAGTACCTTGATTAGTGTATCCGTAAGAATGCGTAACCAAATTAGAAGTAGTAAGAACAACAGCGAAATTCATAGCTACAGACTCATTTTTGTCAGTCGCCATCCAATCAAAGCTTATATCTATAGGAGCATTAACATCTACAGTCATAGGTTCACTCTTAAACCATACAGTTCCTAAAGTGTCTAGTCTAAATCTATTCCTACTAGTTTCAAGAGCATATTTAGCCCCTGGATGTTTAGTAGTTGAATTTAAAGTCTGTCTAACTAATGTTTGATCAGCAGCAGTAGATGTAACATCATATCCATCAACACCAGACTGAAACAAGCCATTTGTAATGTAATTCCTCTCCCTAACGTTCTTAGGTTTACACTCTACAGAGCCAAAGGGTCTTTTAGTGTTTATTTGTAAGTCAGAATTTGCTACTAATAGGTCAGGAGTACTACCGCCAACATTATATAACAAATCAAAATTCTCAGTCCCAACAGAACTGTACACTTCATTAGTTACAGTGTATTTCTGGAACGTAGCAGTCTCATCAACACCATACCCACCATGAGTAGAAGCATTAACAATAAACCATTGTCCATACGATTGAAAGATTCTACAGTTAAATGCACTGAGAAGACCTTCTATCATGTTTTTAGACGTCAATTTCTTGCGATATTCTACATTGTCATCATCAGAGGTGAATAAACTGTAAGGATGAGCAGTAACGTCTGTTAAAGCCTCTCCTGAGCTATTTCTGATACCAGAATCCACCAATACAGGTAAATCTAGTCCAGTTTGTCTTATAGCCTCTAAAACCTTGCCAAATAGGTTAATTGGAGTAGTACTGTCTACATTTACGTCTACAGTAGTGTCTTCCATACCTCCTAAATTGTCAATAGCAGTAAAAGTAGTTGTAGGATTAGTAGAACTAATACTTTCGCTACCGTCAGAAGACTGAATAAACCCACACCAGTAATCATTTAGTGTGGATTCTCCATTTCTTCTATATCTTAATCTTGCTTGGTACTCAAATTGACCAGCACTTGTAAATCTAGGGAGATTATCTCCAGCAATTTTATGTAACGCTATTTTAGCTTTAGAAGCCATTATAGGTTTATAAACATCAGAATCGCTCATCCATTCCACCTCAATAGGTGAGTTTGTTGCAGTAACCTGTACAGTAGGATCACTAGCCCACGCAGGGGTTGCTTCTGAGTCATCGTAAGAGCGTAGTAAGTCTAGCTCCCACTGATATTCCTCACCAGCAAAAGTTCCAAATGTTACAGTATGTGTAACGTTAAATATTAAAGCCATTCTTTCTTGTTTTTATTAGTTAAATCCAGAGTAGTTGTCGTTTGCATTTTGCATACCATACCTCATCATGTCCATAGGGATTATAAGGTTAGAGTTTCTTACTCTAGCGTTCTCCCTTACGGGATTATTGATAACTGTACTTGAAGAACCTGAACTTGCACGACCAGCACTTGAGCTTCCGCCTCCACCACCAGCAGATTTATTAGCAAAAGATGATACGGCAGCACCAGCAGCAACCAAAGCAGCACCAGCAATAATGGCTAACGGAGCCATAGCAGGGTTTGACAATACTATGGTTAAATTCAACGCAGCAACTCCAGCAGCTATGATAAGTCCTCCTAATTGTACTAGCATATTACCTAAGCCCTTCAATAAAGCATTACCCATGTTATCACCACTACCAGCAGCCTCAGCAAAACCAGATATAAGTCCAGTTAACTGACCTTCAAGCATAGCACCCACGTTAACCATGTTATTTTGAGCCTCACTTGACTTATTAAACGATTCTGTAACGGTATCTACCCTTTTTATGTACTCATCGAAGGCAATAACGCCTCCATCAAGCATTTCTCTAATAGCAGCTAGATCATTCTTGAATTTATTCAATGCAGCAGTACCATCGTCTAAACCTACGAAATTGTCCATTAAAGGAGGTAAATTCGAGATTTGAATCCCTAATACATTTATTTTATGCATTAATTTAGCCTTTTCCTCTAACTTTATAGTTGTCTGGTCAATAGCAGTTAATTGCTCTAATTCAGACGCCAATAGTGCTCCATTGTCTGCACCAGCAGCTTTCATCACTTCTAAGTTATTTTTAATATCATTCAAGAAGTTAGAATACACATCAGTACCTATCATAGTCTTCTTCATTCCACCTAGAAATGCATGAGAATAGGCAACACCATCTTTTTCTCCTTCATCTCCACCACCGCCTCCTCCTGTCGGATTCTCAACGTCTAGTGAAGTCAATCCAGCTTCGTCTATTAATTCTTTAGCAGCTTTTTTACCTGTAGATATTAACTTATCAGCCGATAACTTTAGAGCGTCTACTTTTCCCCTAAGTTCATCAACATCTTTCTGCTGATTCTTTATCAATATACCATCCTTCTTTACAAGGTGTTTCTTGAAGCCAGCTAGTTTTTCTTCTTCTGCAGTAAGTTCTGCCTGAAGCTTAAGTTGTTCAGCTAATTTTTTACTCACAGCTGCCACGGTAGCACTTTCAATGGCATTCAACTTAATCATTGCACTTTTCTTTGTGACAAATTCATCAAGAGATCCATTAACAGGATCAAAACCCATCTCCTTAAGCTTGACCATAGCGTCCTTAAACTCGTAGGTGTTTTTCTCACTGCTCTTAACTGCATCTGCGTACAGCCCTAGTTTAACTATAGGACCTTGAGCATCAGCCAAAGCTTTAGACGCTAACTGTGCAGCCTCTTTCGCTTCCTTACCCATCTTCTGAAAATGCTTAACAACAAACCCTATAGCTACAGTAGCAAGAGTTAATGCTACTATAAGAGGTCCACCAGCTCCCATAGATACAGCCATTGCTTGAATGTTATTCTGTACTCCTTGAAAACCGTACTGCATATCATCAATAGCGTAAGCTGCTTGAGTCATTGCCATGTTACTCTTCTTCTGCTTACTACCTAACTTAGTTACAGCACTACTTGTCTTCATAGTTTGAAGAGCATACTGCTTTAAAGCAATAGCAGACATATTGTACTCATTACGAGCTAATTTAACTTGATTCTTAGCTAAAGAGATCTGAGTAGCCATTTTCTTGTTAGCACCACCAGCTTTTAATGCTTCGTTCTCTAATTTTAATAGAGCTTTCTGAGCTTCTAGTAAGTCAGTTTTATACTTACCTACTTTAGCTTCTAGTTCAATGGATAATTTTTCTGTTGCCATTACTTTTTGGAGTTACTGGCAGCATTTTTCACTGCACTATTAATAAATTTTGTTAATACACCTAAATTTTGTTTTACTACCTTGTACCAGTAGGGAGTGGTTTTGTATTCACCAGCTCTCCCGTGTTCTACAACCCTTCCATATTCGAAGTTAGTCCTTCTAGGATCGGTTTTAGTAGTGTCTACAAAGATGCGAGCTCTATATTGCCCAACATCTCTGTAAATACTTTTTCTTAAGTTTCCTCTACTTACTCCATCACTTATTGGAGCTGCAGCTGTGACATCTCTCTGTATATCAGCTGATACCTTCTTAATAATCTTTGGAACTGATACATCAGCTACATCAATTAGAGATGCTAGTCTAGAATTTACTACATCTAACTCTCCTTTGTCAAATCCTTTGTTTCCTTTGCCCATTTGAAATGTTGTTTCATGCGTTCTACGTCTACAGAGGCTGCTGTCTTGTCTACTTTAATATTCGTTGGAATATCATGGAGCAGCTTATACAGGTCTCTAGGACGTTTAATTTTCTTGAATGGATTCTCACCCGACATTCCAGCAAAAGCAGTTTGATAATTAGAGAACTCAATGTTTCTAGTCATCTCCCATCTGCTATTTTCTATATACCGATTTCTTTGTATTAGGAGCAGCATCTGCCGAAGCGTTAGCTTCCAAAATATATTTGGATCTACACCAGCGTGTACGACACAGGCTTGCTCAAACTCAGAGATAGTTGTTAACTCTTCTTCTTCGCTACCTTCATCGGTGTTTGCTTTCCCACAACCTTATCTATAGCTTGCGAATTATTAAAGATAACATTAGACAATTCAACGATTCCGTGCTCACCTAACGACATAACGTCATTACGCATTTTAAATCTATTGTAATCAAAGTCCATGTCTTCCTCTTGAGCATAAGCTCTAGCAGCAGCTAAACATAAGTCTGTTATTAAATCTAGTAGTATAAACTCATTTTTATCTTCTTTTTGTAATTCATTTCCAAATTCTGTTAAGAACTTGCTAGAAGTGAGTCCTGTATCTTCCTCAAGGTTAAACCATGAATTAATACTGAAATGTAAATTAAGCCCATTATCTGGGAATTGGTAGTATCCTATTTGTTTTGTCTTCATTCTATCTGTCTTTATTGGTTAGTTGAGGTAAGAGTCTTAATAAGCCTCCTCTCTTACCTCTGTTTAAATAACTATGAATTATTTAGTATTAAGCCATTACTACTTTAGTAAGCTCTCCAGAACCTTTAAGGCTACAAGAGTAAGTAATGTTATCATCTGAGCTACGAGCTACCTCGAAAGACTCAATGAAAGCAGATCCACTCCAACCAAGAAGGTCGCCAGTAGATAATCCTGTTTCAGGACGTGTGAACATAAAAGCAATCTTAGTTCCAGCTAATGCTAGGTCAGAGAATTGCTCAGTAGATTTACTTGAAGCTACATCATCAAAGTCAGCAAGACCATCAGTAGAGATACTGAAAGTTTTACGACCAGAAATCATTTCTTCGAAAGAGTTACTATCTACAGAAGTAACATCAATAAGAGAGTTGTTTACACTTAAAGAAGCAGACATAGAGTGAGCAAACTTTTGTTCAGATCCAGCAGTGCTGTCAATTGCCAGTGTTAAGGCATTTCCATTTAATAAAGCCATTTTGTTTTGTTTTTAGTTGTTTGTTTTCTTTTTCTTTACTTTCTTAGGTGCAGCAGGTCTTTCCTCTACTTCCTCATATAATACTGTAATATCAGCTGTTGTGTCTACAGAAGGTTGTTTAGTGAATACTATATACTTTCCGTTTACCTCTTCTATATACATACCAGTTAGTTCAGCGTGCTTCTGAGCATACGCTTCACAGTTAAATACTTTCTTGATTCCCATAATCTATATTTTATTTATTAGTTTATGCTTCTCTAAAGTGATAGGGTTGTTTACCACAGTCTGATTAAGACGTTTCATCTTAATACTTAATTCCTCCATACTGGAGATAAGGCTAGTCTCAGCTCCTATGAACTGATTATAACCATTAGACCCAATTCTTTTATTGAGTTCCTTTACTTCACTTACTAAGTCCCTTAAGACTACTTCCATTGATGTCATCATTCTCTACCTTCTTTATGTTTATTCCCCTGTAATCTATTTTAATCATCACTCCAGAACCAGAGGAATCTAAATCCCAGAGTATAATACTTTTATCTTCATTCAATGCCTCTACTATGTCACCAGGAGTGTCATTATCAAAGCTATAATAGTAATCCATTATTTTACGTGGCTAATTAATAACCTTAAAACCTGACCAGAATTATTTATTACATCTGCGTGTTTAGGTAAAGGTATGTTAGTGTTGAGCTGTTTAACATCTCCTCCCGTAAAAAATGTCATGGTAACTCCATCTATTCTTCCGTAAGGCTGCAATACTCCATCTAAGAAGTATGAATCTATAGTTCCTGATTCTTGCTCGTGTACTGGATGGGTTACTCCATCAGCTATTTCTATTATTGTTAGTGACATAATTATTTGTTTTGTTGTTTAGTTAGTGTGTCTAAGAACTCTAATCTCATGCTTTCAGTCATAGATCTTAATCCTCCACTCATTAGTGAACAGCTATTGTGTTTTAGTCCAAATACATCGTGTGCCATTTCATGATACACCAATGCTTTACGTTCCGATTTACTTAACCTGCCCCATATGTATATATCTATAACTATGTTTACAGCATACTTGTTATCCATTCCTATAGCTATTCCAGCTACATTAAAAGGAGTTCTACCTAAAACTATACTAAAGCTTATATTGTCGTTGTCTATCTCTAATCCAATACTCTCTATGTCCTCTCTAAAGTCCATATAGTATTCTCTAAGTTCAGGGTCTATATAGTAAAACACCTTACTAGCCTCTACTACCTTCTCCTTACAACCTATAATACTCAATACAGCTATTACTAGTATAAATCTTCTCATTGTTAATGCTTTGTTAATGTCATTCTTAAAATCTACTATATTTATAAGGTGGAATATCAGACACCTATCCACATATTTAATCACTTTCACCAGGGGGGGTGCCCACACTTATAGACTTTTCTTAAGTCTCTTACTATACTATACTAATGTTAATAACTATGTATGTATATACTAGGTTATGTGTAAAATAAATTGCTTATCACAT